GCAGGTAGTAGCACCTGAGTATGACGTAGATGAAGCACAGGAAGTTGTATTCAAGCCCAATGAAGGGCCACAAACATCTTTCTTGAGTTCATCTGAAAGAGAGGTACTATACGGAGGGGCAGCAGGTGGTGGTAAATCATATGCTATGTTGGCAGACCCATTACACGGCCTTAACGATCCACACTTCTCTGGACTCCTTGTACGACACACGACTGAAGAACTAAGGGAACTAATACAGAAGTCACAGGAGTTATACCCACGTGCCATACCAGGAATCAAATGGTCAGAGCGTAAGTCACAGTGGATATCTCCTAGAGGTGGAAGACTATGGATGTCGTATCTGGACAAAGATACCGATGTCACACGTTACCAAGGACAGGCTTTTAACTGGATTGGATTTGACGAACTTACTCAATGGCCTACACCTTACGCTTGGGATTATATGAGGTCACGTCTTCGTAGCGCACACAGTAGAGACTTAGGACTTTACATGAGAGCTACAACAAACCCCGGCGGTGCTGGACATGCTTGGGTAAAGAAGATGTTTATAGATCCTGCACCTCCAGATAAAGCATTTTGGGCTACAGACATTGAATCAAGTAAAACAATTACATTCCCTAAAGGACACAGCAAGGAAGGCCAGCCTCTATTCAAGCGTAGGTTTATTCCTGCATCTCTCTTCGATAACCCATACCTTGCCGAAGAGGGTGACTATGAGGCCATGCTCTTATCACTACCAGAGCATCAGAGGAAGCAACTCCTCGAAGGAAACTGGGATGTCAACGAAGGAGCAGCGTTCCCAGAGTTCGACAGAACAAAACACGTTATCGAACACTTTGAAATTCCTTCATCATGGTCGAGGTTTCGTGCTTGTGATTATGGGTATGGTAGTTATACTGGGGTTCTTTGGTTTACTGTGGCTCCTGATGAGCAGCTTATAGTATACAGAGAAATGTATGTCTCTAAGGTTACAGCTACAGACTTAGCTGATATGATACTAGAGGCAGAAGCTAAAGACGGTGGAATGAGATACGGTGTGCTTGATAGTTCTTTGTGGCACAACCGAGGCGATACTGGACCATCATTAGCAGAGCAGATGAATATGAAAGGATGTCGATGGCGTCCTTCTGATCGCTCAAGAGGCTCACGTATCGCAGGTAAAAACGAAATACATAGGCGTTTAAAGGTAGATGATTTTATTGAAAAGCCTATGTTAGTATTTATGAATAACTGTGTAAACACTATAGCACAGATACCAAGCATTCCACTGGACAAAAAGAATCCAGAGGATGTAGACACAAAAGCAGAAGACCACTTGTATGATGCGTTAAGATATGGTATAATGACAAGACCACGTAGCAGCATATGGGATTACAACCCTGCTAAACAACGATCAGGATTTCAAGCCAGTGATTCCACATTCGGATACTAACTTAGTAGAAACTTGCCCTAAGTGTGAGATAACCTACAATACAAATATGTGGAACGACAAATGTCCTAACTGCGAAGAACAGGCGGCTTTTAATAACGGACCTTGGAAAAGAAAGGATAACAGCTAATGGCTGAACAGGAAGAAATGTTTGAAACAGCAGAGGTTGTTGCAGCAGAGGATACACTAGATTCTATCTTCAAAGAAAAAGATAGTGTCATAGGTTTTATAAAAGATAGATATAAAAGATCTGAAGACTCTAGATATGCAGATGAGCAAAGATGGTTGAAAGCTTATCGCAACTACAGAGGCTTGTATGGTAGTGATGTACAATTTACAGACGCAGAGAAGTCTCGTATCTTTGTAAAGGTAACAAAGACAAAGACATTAGCAGCGTATGGACAAATAGTAGATGTACTGTTTGGTAATAATAAGTTTCCACTATCTGTAAGTCCTTCTGTTCTACCTGATGGTGTAGCAGAGTCAGTACATTTAAATATAGACCCTAGAGCAGAAGCAGGGCAAGCTGCTCTTAGTGCAGCTATGAGTTCACCAGCACCAAAGCCTTATCTAATAGATGGCGACACAGAATTAAAACCCGGTGAAACTCTTATAGACCTACAGGCTAGACTAGCTGGCATGGAACAAAAACTAGAGCCTGTGTCTGAAAAGATTATAGAAGGTGACGGTACTACAGCTACTAGTGTTACGTTTCATCCTGCTATGGTCGCAGCTAAGAAGATGGAAAAGAAGATCCACGATCAACTACAAGAGTCAGGCGCTACTACGCATCTAAGAAGTATGGCATTTGAAATGGCACTTCTAGGCACAGGTGTAATGAAGGGCGCATTTGCTGTAGATAAAGAGTATCCTAACTGGAATGAAGACGGTGAGTACGATCCTATTGTTAAGACTGTTCCAGAATGTGATCACGTTTCTATATGGGATTTCTATCCTGACCCTGAAGCCAAGGATATGGATGAGGCAGAATATGTTGTACAAAGACACAAGATGTCACGTACACAACTACGCAAACTAAAGACACGTCCATTCTTTATGGATGACGGTATACAAAATGCTATAGACAAAGGACCAGACTATACACAGAAGTACTGGGAAATGACTATGGAAGATGATGATACTCAACCAACATCAGAACGTTGGGAGGTGTTAGAGTTCTGGGGCTATGTAGATACAAAGTTACTAGAAGAGCATGGTGTAGATATACCTAGTGAGCTTAGTGAATTAGACGAGGTAAACTGTAACGTATGGATAAGCAATGGTGAAGTACTACGATTTGTGCTAAACCCATTCAAGCCTACACGTATACCTTATTACGCTGTACCATACGAGCATAACCCATACTCCTTCTTTGGCGTTGGTATTGCTGAGAATATGGATGATACACAGACATTGATGAATGGCTTTATGAGAATGGCTATTGACAATGCTGCAATGTCTGGTAACCTAATTATAGAAGTAGACGAGACTAACTTAGTTCCGGGTCAAGACCTTTCTGTATATCCTGGAAAGATATTCAGGAGGCAAGGGGGCGCTCCGGGACAGGCTATCTTTGGTACAAAGTTTCCAAACGTAGCACAAGAAAACATGCAACTATTTGATAAAGCGAGGGTACTGGCAGATGAGTCTACTGGATTCCCATCTTTTGCACATGGTCAAACAGGAGTTCAAGGAGTGGGGCGTACTGCTTCTGGAATCTCTATGCTTATGTCTGCTGCTAACGGCTCTATCCGTACTGTTGTTAAAAATGTGGATGATTATCTTATCCGTCCTTTAGGCAAAGCGTTCTTTGCATTCAACATGCAGTTTGACTTTGATGAAGATATAAAGGGTGATTTAGAAGTACATGCGTCAGGCACAGAGAGTTTAATGGCTAATGAAGTACGTAGCCAACGTTTGATGCAGTTCTTACAGGTTGCACAGAATCCAGTACTTGCACCTTTTGCAAAAATGGATTATATTATACGTGAGATTGCGAAGAGCATGGACTTAGATCCTGACAAGGTAACTAACTCTATTGCTGACGCAGCTATACAAGCTGAGATACTAACAGGTTTTCAAGCACCAGCGCCAACACCAGAGGAAGGTGTAGCTGCTCCTGAAGGTCAAGGTCCACAAAGTGTAGCAGATACTACTGGAGGTGGAGGTTCACAGATAGGTATGGGTACAGCACCACTACCTGAAGAACAAGGATTCACAGGAAATGCACCTCAAGCAGTTGGTCAATGATAAAGAATGTTACGAACAGTTTCAACAACACATAGATGATTTAATATATTTAAGACAACGAGCGCTAGAAACAGCAAATGAACCACATGTTATGCACAGACAACAGGGTGCAATAGACGTACTTAGAAAGCTAAAGTTACTAAGGGAAACAATAAATGGACCAACCAACTGAGGAAGAACGTCTTGAGTTTCAACCTGTAGATGCTGAAGGTAGACGCAGACGTGCAGATCAGGACAGAGAATCTATTACATTTAAAGACGCTGCTACTACTGTAGCTGAGATGACTCCTATTATAGGAGATGCTATGGCAGCAAAAGAGATCTATGACGAGCTACAGAAAGAAGATCCTGATTATCGTTTCATAGCTGTACTAGGTGGCGCTGCTTTGGTAGGTGCTATTCCGGGTATTGGTGATGTCGCTGCTAAAGGTATACGTAACGCAGCAGATATGATAAAACGTATTGAGGTTGACCCTGATGCTTTAGGTTCACTAGGTGGTAACATTAGGTTAAAGCCTAAAGAGCAAAGTGTATGGTCATATCCAGAACAACTTTACGACTCAGCAGATACATCTATAAATGTTAGCAAGAAACCTGCAGGATATAATGAGTTAAAGAAACGTGGTGAAATAAAAGATGGTGATGTTATTGTTGACATTGGTGGTGGGCGCTTTGATAACTTAGTACAAGATGCTGCTGAAGAAGGTGCAACTGTAAAAGTTTACGATCCATTTAATAGAACACCAGAACATAATGCAGCAGTTGTTGATTCTGTAAAAGATGGACAGGCTGATATGGCTATGTCTCACAATGTATTAAATGTTATACAAGAAGATAAAAACATTATTGACATTGCTATACAGGCAGAAAATGCAATAAAACCAAATGGTAAAGCACACTTTTCTGTGTACGAAGGTACTGGTAAGGGTGAAGGAAAAGTTACAACCAAAGGTTATCAAAGAAACCAAAAGACTCAAGCATATGTACCTTTAATAGAACAGGTATTTGGTGAGGGTAACGTTACCAGAAAAGGTAAAATAATAACAGCTACTAAAAATGTACAAGGATTCAGTGAGGGCGGTATGGCGTTAGAAGAACAAATGGCAATGAACTTTGGTGATGTACCTGATAATACTATAGGAGTAGATCCTGTATCGGGTAATGAGATACCATTAGGTGCAACAGCAGAGAATGTACGAGATGACATACCAGCCAATCTAAGTGAAGGTGAAATAGTTGTACCTACTGATGTAGTTAATTATCATGGTGTAAAACTATTTGAAGACCTACGTGCTGAAGCTAAGATGGGCTACGCTCAGATGGCACAAGATGGACGCATAGGTGGTGAGCCTATGGATGATGCTGAAGAAGATCGTATGATGGACATAGAACTTTCTGAGCTAGACTTAGAAGTAATGGATGATGAAGCTCCTGTCGAAATGGCTAGAGGCGGCATGAATGTTGAGCGAGGGCGTGGTAATATATATAGTAGCTACTCTGCTCCTAAAAAAGCTAAACCAACTAGAGACAGATCTATGTCTGCTGTAGTATCTAGGGCGCAAGCAAATAAAAATAAACCAAAGAATAGATTTGAAGCTATACGAGAAAGACTAAGAGATGTATTTAGAGATGATGATCGTAGGGTAACTCTAGATAAAAAGCCTCCTAAGTCAGATCCAATCAGACCTTCTATAGCACAACAGATAAACTTTGGTGGAGACTACAAAGATAGAGAACCACCAAAACCAGAGCCTAAGAAAAGAAGGTCATCAGTAAGAGGTGCAGGAGATGTAACTCAAGCGTACAGAGGAGAAAATGAACCTCTGAGTGTGCGTTACTATGATCAACCTTTTTATAAAAGACTTATGGAAGGTTTAGGCTTTGATGAAGGTGGACTTACTACTGATGAAGATACAAATCTTATAGGCGGTGAAGACCAGTTTAATCAACCATTTTATGCACCTGATCAAAAGGGTGGCTTTGATATGGAGAATGCCTACGCTGACTATGGTACAGGTGGTGGACCATTATTAGAAATGCGTGAGTACGTTAATGATGCTGGGCATAGAATATTTATTACGTTTATAGACGGTGTACCACAAATGGAAATACCTGCTGGCTACTATCCTGTAGAAGGTGAGGGCGTAGCTGTAGCACCTGAAGTTCCTCCAGTAGGTGGTAGCGGTGGTTCTGACTCTGGTGGATCAGGGGGTGGAGGTAGTGGTATGGATATGCCAGCGCCAACTCCTGTTAACTATAAAGAGTTGACTATGGAAGAACTATCTCAAATGATAGAAGATCAGAAGAGCATGAAAGGTAATATATTAGCTGCTGGTATAGGTGTACTAAATCCTATAGTTGGCGGTGCAGTAAAACTTGCCATGTGGAATGAGACTAGACAACTTAAAAAAGAGCTAGAGCGTAGAAGGGATGATCCTTATACAAGTGAAGTAGATAAAAGGCGGTATGATCAGCTACTTGAAATAGCAGATAAAGACGAGCCAGGATTGATATCAACTCTACTTGGTAAGATAACAGGTAATGATCCATATGCACCTGAAGTTAGAACTCCTGAACAAACGGATGCGCTGTATGCACAGCTAGATAAAATGACAAAAGCATACACACCAGATGTACAAGAGGCAAGCTCCATGACAACTCCGGGTGTGGATGAAGAAGGTGAGTACCCATCTACGTTTGACGATGAGACAAGAACAAAAATCAAACAAGCATCTGCAGACGCAGCTACTGAAGCTTTTGGTGCGCCACCTAAAACAGTTGAGCCTGTCGGTCAAGATAAGTTTATTCAAGCTGTTAAAGATGATCCAAGTTCTTTCTTACCTCCAACTCCAAGTCCTGATAGATCATCTTCTAATAATCAAAGCGCAGCAGATGAGGCTATGGGTAGACCAACTAGCAGAACTCCATCAAGAGAAGAACAAATGATGGTTCAAGGTATTCACAAGGGTGCGCTAGTAGATAAACCAAAAGTTAAGAAAGTAGTAAAAGGTTTGAAGAAAGCATCTAAGTCACACGCTAAACAAGCAGATCAATTAGAAAAAGCAATGAAGAAAAAATCCAAATAACTATAAGGCCACTCGGCTACGGCTGACCCCAACATAAGGAGAAAACAAATGGCTACAAACGAAGAAGCAAAACCTAATCCTATGGTAAAACCTCCAATCCCAAAAGTATTGATGGGTAGGGGTGGATACCTAAGTAATGAAGAACGCATCAAGAAAGATGAAGAAGAGCTTCTAGCTATGAAGAAAGAAGCACTCAGAGCTAAAGGAATAGAACCAGATGAAGAAAGTTCTGAAGATCAACCCAGTAGCGAAGAGCCTAAAGCTGAACCAGTACAGGCAGAAAGTGATACCAAACAAGAAGAAAAACCAGAAGCCAAAGCACAAGAAGAAGATGACTTAGGTGCAGAGGAAAAGAACTTCAAGAAACGTTATGGTGATTTACGCAGACACTCACAAAAGAAAGAAGAAGAGTTCAACGCAAAGATAGAAGCATTAGAAGCAAAGCTAAACAAAGCTGCAAAGCAAGAACTTGTACTACCTAAGACAGATGAAGAGTTAGAAGCTTGGGCTAAAGAGTATCCTGATGTTGCAGGTATCATTGAAAGTATTGCTGATAAAAAAGCCAAGGCATCTGCTATTGCTTTAGAAGAACGCATGGCTGAGTTTGAAGAACTTAAAATAGATGCTCAAAAAGAAAAAGCAGAAGCAGAACTTGTTAAGATGCATCCTGACTTTATAGAAATACGTCAAGACGATACATTTCATAACTGGGCTAAAGAACAACCCAAATGGGTACAGGATGCTTTGTATGAAAACGTAGATGATGCAAAGTCTGTAGCACGTGTAATAGATTTGTATAAAGTTGACAAAGGTATTACTAACAAGAAGAAAGCTAAACCTGCAGAAAAAGCAGCAGCATCCTCTGTCAAAACAAAAAGTGCAGCAGCACCAGAGCCAGATGAGTCAGCAGGATACATCCGTGAGTCAGAAGTAGCTGCTATGTCAATTAGGGAATACGAAAAGCGACAGGAAGAAATCCTAGACGCTCAACGTAATAAAAGATTTATTTATGATGTATCAAGAAAGTAGTTGACATTCTTAACATCGTAGATACAACTATAGCATATACACAGCATTAGTGTGTATGCTTTAATCAAGCACTAGCCACACAAAAGACTTACCTCTAAGTATAGGCCCAGCGCAGAGAGACAGCGCAGTCTCAAAGCATAGCTGACTACCCTAAAACAAAGAGCCTCTTCATGGTGGATATGTAGTGTTACTTCAACGCCATATCTATAAAGGAGATTTAATTATGGCTATAGCATCAGCTAGTGGAGGCTTTGACGGCAACTTTAGCCCGATAATGTACTCCAAACAGGCGCAGATCGCATTGCGAAAAGCCTCTGTTATCAGCGCAATCACAAACAACTCCTACTTTGGAGAGATTGCAAATCAGGGTGACGTTGTACGCATCCAAAAAGAACCAGATGTAACTGTTAACGCATTACAGCGTCATACATCTATCTCTGTAGAGAAACTAGATGACACTGACTTCCAGTTAACCATCGACAAAGCTAACTACTTTGCTTTCAAAATGGATGACATCGAAGATCAGTTTTCACACGTTGACTTCGTAAGCCTAGCTGCAGACAGAGCAGCATACAAAATGGCTGACGCCATCGACACCGATGTCTTACTATACATGACAGGTACAGCTTCAAGTGGTCAATACTCCACTGCTGTATCGGGTTCTGCACAGCACCCAACAGGAAGTGAGCTAAATGGTGAATTTTTGAAAGTAAACCAGTTAGATATGTCTGACATGACTAACATTGGTACTTCAGCTTCATCTGGCACAACTGGTGACTCTATTCCGTTAGCACCAAGACTACCTGGTGCAACTGCAAAGTCTACAACAACAGCCTCACCATTGCAGCTTATTGCAAGAATGGCTCGTCAGTTAGACACAGGAAACGTTGACTCACGTGGACGTTACCTAGTAGTTGACCCAATCTTCATGGAAATGTTGAAAGATGAAGACTCACGTCTTTTAAATTCAGACTTTGGTGGAGCAGGTCTACAAAACGGATTGGCTGCAGGAAACATTCATGGTTTCCGTGTACACGTTTCTAACAACCTACCAGTAGACGGTACAGGACCAGGAACTTCTGGCACAACTGCACAAGATGACAACTTTGGTATCATCCTTGCAGGTCAGGACGAAGCGGTTGCAACTGCAGAGCAGATCAACAAAGTAGAAAACTACAGAGATCCAGACTCATTTGCAGACATTGTACGTGGTATGCACCTTTACGGACGTAAGATCTTACGCCCACAAGCATTGGTCACAGCACGTTACAACGCTGCTTAATCAAGATAAACTTAGAGGCTGCTTCGGTGGCCTCTTCGTGCATTTAACATAAGGACATTCTCATGGGTACTATTACTACAGCAATGTGCAACAGCTTCAAGCAAGAGCTACTTGGGGGTGTTCACGATTTAGACACGCACTCGCTAAAGATTGCGTTAATTAAACCATCGCCTACAGGCAACTTTAATAAAGCTACAACTAACTACTCAGAACTAACAGGTAGTTCAGATGAGGCTACAGGAACAAACTACAGTGCAGGAGGACAGGTACTGGATTCGCCTGTCATATCGTTATCGGGAGATACGGCACTTGTAGACTTTGCAGATGAAGTATTCTCTAACCTAACAATTACGGCTGCTGGAGCTTTGCTCTACAACACTTCAGCAAGTAACAAAGCAATAGCTGTGTTCTCGTTTGGCTCAAACGTGGCATCGACAGCAGGTGACTTTACTGTTATCTTTCCTACAGCAGATGCATCCAACGCAGTTATACGTATAACGTAAAGGTAACACAATGGCATTAGTACTAAAAGATCGTGTACGTGAAACCACGACTACTACAGGAACATCAAACCTAACTCTTGGTGGTGCAAGTGCTACCTTCGATACATTTGCATCAGTCATGTCCACAAACGACACGACTTATTACGCCATTGTACATACGGCTAATGGAGTAGACGAGTGGGAAGTAGGACTAGGTACATACAGTGGTACTAACACTCTTGCACGAACTACAGTACTATCAAGTTCAAACAGTGGATCAGCAACAAACTTCTCAGCAGGAACTAAGTTTGTATTCATAACTTTACCTGCTAGTGTTGCTGCTCACCTTGAT